GTTTTTCTGTGTTTAACCTAAAAAAAGGAAATTACTATGAAACTAGTAGCAACTTTAGTAGCATCATTATTTGCAGTATCCGCTTTCGCTGCTGATGCACCTAAGAAAGAAGAAAAGAAAGCAGAAGCCAAACCAGCTGCATCTGCGCCAGCACCTGCTGCTAAGGAAGCTCCAAAAGCTCCTGCTAAGAAAGAAGAAGCTAAGAAGTAATTTTAGTTGCCCCTTGTCAACGAAAGTTGGCATTGGGGCGTTACTATAATATCAAGGAGGGTTTTATGAAAAAACTCTTAATTGCAGGTTTAATTGGTTTATCTGCTTTTGGTGCGCAAGCAGGTCCACATCATGGCTATCATGGCGGACACCATATGCATCATGGGAGAGGTTGGAATTGGGTAGTTCCAGCTGTAGTTGGAGGTGCTGTGGTATATGCCGCAACTCGTCCTGTAGTTGTTCAACAACCGCCAGCGGTTATTCAACAACCGCCCGTTTATACGCAACAACAAGTATGTAGTCCTTGGACTGAAGTGCGCAATCCAGACGGTAGTGTAACACTTACAAGGACTTGTCAATAATGTTAATGAGGACTAGAAATGAAAAGGTTAGCAGTAATCTTAGCTGCGATGAGTTTAATTGGGACAAGCCAGGCAAATACGAGTCTCAATGGGAAAGAACTCTTTGGGAGACCTACAACTATAGAGTCACCAGCTCAGATTGCGATCAAAAAAGGACCGGTCCTTGCAAGATCTATCAAAATACAAAAACCTAAAATTTTTACAGGCAATCCTCACAAAATTGTTTTATTTGCAGATGACAGCGAAGATAACATTATTGAAGTTGACGATATCATTACATCTTATCGAAGAAAAGATCTACAAAGAATTCAAACAGACCCAACACCGGATGATCCTGAAGGTTTAATTACTGAAGAAATCCGGTGGAAATTATTTTTAGCAAGAACAGCGGCTATGATTCGTTATCACCAAATCCACTCATAGAGTGGATTTTTTTTGGTGAAATAAAATCTTAAAAACCCTTTGACTTTGCTAAATAAAAAGCGCATAATAGTTGTTATGCGATAGGCATAAAGTCATTTACATTAAAGGCATAAGGAGGCTATAAAATGGCAACATTAGCAGAAATTCGTGCAAAACTTCAAGAAGCACAAGGCAAGTCCACAGGACAATCAACAGGCGGCGGCGATAACGCAATTTACCCACACTGGAATATGCAGGAAGGTAAAGAAGCCGTAGTACGTTTTCTACCAGACGGTAACCCAAACAACACTTTCTTTTGGGTAGAGCGTGCAATGATCAAACTCCCATTTGCAGGTATTAAAGGTGAAACAGATTCACGTCCAGTTCAAGTACAGGTTCCCTGTGTTGAAATGTACAACGATGGTTCAGTTTGTCCTATTCTATCTGAAGTGCGTGGTTGGTTTAAAGACAAATCACTAGAAGAAATGGGTCGTAAATATTGGAAGAAGCGTTCATACATTTTCCAAGGCTTTGTAGTTGAAGATGCACTCAAAGAAGATAATACACCAGACAATCCGATTCGTAGATTCATTATCGGTCCTCAGATTTTCCAAACTATTAAATCTGCTCTTATGGACCCTGAGTTGGAAGAATTGCCAACTGACTACCTCCGTGGTGTAGATTTCCGTATTGCTAAAACCAGCAAAGGCGGATTTGCTGACTACTCTACTTCAAAGTGGAGCCGTCGTGAACGTTCAATTTCTGATGCAGATAAGGCAGCGATTGAACAATTTGGTTTGTTTAATCTATCAGACTTCCTACCTAAGAAGCCGACAGACGTTGAACTCAAGGTTATGAAAGAAATGTTTGAAGCGTCAGTTGACGGTGAAGCATATGATATGGACCGTTGGGGACAATACTTCAAACCAGCAGGTATGGGTCAAGCAACTGGTGATCCTAACAAAGCAGCCGCTCCGGCAGCTCGCGTTAGCGCACCTGCTCCTCAAACATCTAGTGAAGAAGATCTTCCTTGGGAAGATTCTGCTCCTGCAGAAGCACCTGCTCCAAAGGCAGCACCTGCTCCAGCAGCCGGCGGTGAAAACGCATCACGTGCTCAAGACATCTTGGCAATGATTCGTAATCGTCAAAAGCAATAATCAACACGGCTCGGGCCACTGTGACTTAGTCATACGCCCGGGCTCTCTTCACTATTTAGGAG